ATTAAGGGCTACCTTAAGTTTTTCAGTGCCGCCAAATTCTTCAATAAGTTTATTACGTGCTATATTAATATCAGCAACTGGTGCATCAATAGTTCCACCAGCAGTTTTGGGTGGTACCACAAAGAACTCTTTAGTAGAACCAGTACCAGTTACGTAGGTATTACCTGCAGTATCAGTATAGATATTATAATCATTAGGGTTAATTCCACCAGCAAATGAATCATCTACTTGTCCTTGCCCTTCTACAGGTGGATTTTTAATTGCATTAATTTTATCTTGAAATTCTTTTTCTTTTGCAGTATCGCCTCGACGACGTGCGGAATCTCTTTGCTGTTCAAGAGAAGATACAGTAACAGTATCTGTTTTCTTTTTCTTATCAGCATTTTTTGCTGCTTCAGCATCAGCAATTTCTTTATCTATCTTTGCTTTTACTGCTTCAAAGGCAGCCTTAGCAGGTTCATACTGAGCCTTTAATTTATCAAACTCAGCCTTTGCTTTGCGATATTCAGCACTATTCTCACCCTTGCGACTAGCAATATTATCAAGTGCTGCTGCTAGACCAAGGTCTTTACGGTCACCGTAACCATACAAACGTACACTAAGTTTATTGTATGCATTAAACTTAGCAGTATATTCAGGGTAGTTTGAGTAATTAGCCATTTACTAGAACCCCTTCTTAAATGATACATATGAATCGCGTGAATAGAAATTAAGAATAGACCTAAAGATTGCTCTGTTAGCCTCTGTTACGTATAAGTTACCCAACATTAAATCACTCAAGTTAGCCTCAATCTGGTCGCGACGTTCACGCTTTAAGTCTGTAAAGTTAGAAACATTTTTCATTGCTGGGTCTGTTGAAAATGCAATAAACTCTTCCATCATCCGAATAGCCTGAGCCATGCTCAAACGTGTTGCTGGGTCTATAGCAGTTTTAGGGTTTTCAATAATCTGTTTAACATTCTTTAGCATTACACCTTCTGAACCAATGTTATTGCCTTGACCAATAAGGGCTGCTTCTAGCATTGGATTACCACGCTTAAGCGCATCACGCGCTGCAGTAGCCTCACCAATAATAACTGAACGCTCATCTGGATTAGCAGTATTAAGTATTGCTTCTTTTTCTTTCCTGCCAATATCGTAATAAGACTGTTTATCTTGTGCTACCAATAAGTCCGCATAATACTTTTCAAGTGATTTGTTTTGCACCAAACCTGCTGCTTGAATATAGTTATATGTAGCAGCATTAAACTTACCTGTTTGTGGTGCAAAAATATAGGCTGCTTCACCATATGTATCAATAAGGCTTTTATTTTCAATAGCCCAATTCTTTAATTGGTCTGTATTTTTTACAAGAACACGTGTCTGCTTTGCATCGCGAGATACTGTATAGATTAACTTACCTGGGTATTTACCAGTAAAGGTAGATAGTGCCAACTCATATGGGTCCTGTACGTCGCCATCTTTGTTTGCAGTAATGCCATTGAGTATATCAAAGAACTCTGGTCGTAGACCAGTGATACCTACACGCTTTAGGTAGTCAGGGACTCCCTTGCCTTCTTGTACTGTAGGTGTAGCAGGTGCAATAAGACCCATTAGATTACGCATGAATACTACGTTATGCGCTGTAATGCGCATCTTATCTAAGTAATCTTTTTTCTCTTGTTCTGTTGAATTAGAATCTAAGAACAAGCCATGTGCCGCATTATAAGCAACAGCCTGTTGTGCAGCAGTAACTTCTTGACGGCTCTTCTCATTAACTGGAAGCAAAGACCATACACGTTGTAGCGATGCAGGTACAATAGCGCGAGTAACATCCATGTTATCGCCAATGTTACCTAATGCAAATGTATCTAAGTTTTCACCTAGTTGCTTAGCAGATGTTAAACCTGTGTAACCAAGCATGTTTTTAATAGCAATAACTCCTAGTCCTGCAATAGGACCAGATAGTGTAGGCAATCCAGCATCCTGTTGGAATGATGGGTTAACCATGCGCAGTTTAACCGTAAACTCATTAAATGATGGTTGGCTATATCCACTTGTACCACCACCTGCAAGGGCTGTAAGTGTGCCATTAGTAGCCTTGAATAAGATATTATCCATAGGAACCATTACATACATTTCACCTTGCTGGTCTGTATATACAGAACCAGAAGCATTAAGACCTAAATGCGCTAGGCGCATACGATATAGAGCACGTGGTGCTACATCTTTCATACGATATATACGACGTGTAAAGTCTTCTGTAGCACGGTAGTAACGACCTACTGTACGGACACCATAAGCAAAGTTAGAACGTATATTAGGGTTATCTGCATACTTAAGTACTGTATCTGCTGCATCTTGCATAGCAAGTTCAGTAAATCGTTTTTCACCTAATGCTCTTCCTGCTTCACGTAGTTTGTTCATGCTACGTTCGCTAAGATATTGTTCTGGATTTGCTTTAACAGCAGAATCAACATAATCTTTAACCCATTGTTTTTCAATGCCAGACCAGTTCTTGCGTGTTTGTGCATATGCAATAGTGATAGCAGGTTGACGATACATAACGTTAATCTGCTGGTCCATCCACTCCATCATCTGGTTGCCTTTGGCACGCCATAATGACTCAGGGTCAGTAAATCCTTCAAATTCTAAAGCAGTATTGATTTCACCTGTAGGGCGATTACCTGCTGTAAGTTTCATAAAGTCTGGAAATGCAATACCTGCTGATGCTTGTGACCAAGTAGCAGCGTATTCGCCTTTCATTTCTTCTGTAAGGCGTGCTTTATTTTTTGCTACTGCATCAAGTAGTTCTTGGTTAAAGTTTTTTGCACCACCATGAAAGGTTGTATAAAGGTCTGTAAGAATACGTCCTGCTTGGTCGCGTACAATATAAGCATCATCTAAACCACGCGCACGCATTTCAACTGTACGTGCAGATAGTGCAAGAAATTCTTTAACAGCATCTGCATCTTTAACAATATATGTACCAGTTTCAGCACTACGAATTACACCAACTGAAGCAGCAAGGTCATCCATTGCTTTGCCAAAATCTTCTGATGTTTTAAGTCCATTGTTACTAAAAAATACATGCCCTGGATTTACTGTGCGGTTATTTGTTAACTTAACTTTGTTAGCAATAAAACTTTTCCACCAGTTATCATAGTGAGCAAGGGCTAGGTGTGACTCACCCATGTTTAATAAGTCACGGGTAGGGATAGAACGGGTTTTGCGACCAGCCTTAATGCTTAATTCTTTAAGAGCAAGAGTCAAAGCACTTGGGTCTACAATAGCGTGCATTACTTCTTCACCGTAGCGACCAGATAAACCACTTCGTCCAACTAGTGATGATGCCATTGAGTTTAACATGTCTGGGTGATAGACAAGAGCCTGAGTTAAATAACCCAAACCTTCTGCATCTAAGCCATGACCGTATGTTTCCTCAGCAAGTTGTGCAATACGTGTACGTTTTTGCACATCACGTAACAATTCTGGTGCAACATTAAGTTCTTTAGCCAATTCATTCATAGCCTGCTCACGTTTTTCAAGCGTAATAGCATCTGCTGGTCCTGTTTTGCCAATAACTTTTTGTAGATTGCGCAAAATTGGACCTGTTGCATCTTTACTGCCAGTAAAGGCAGTAGATACTTTGCCCATCTTATGACCCTTACGGGTAGCAAAGGCTAATAAATCTTTTGCTGGCGCAGTAAGAACAAACATTAAACCTTCATCAATAGCAGAACGTACACCCAAACGTGGGAATAGCGTTAGCAATGACCATGCATCAACAACTTTTTTAGAAAATGGACCTGAAACAGAACCACCAATTGCATAGATAAGATTTTTTTTAGCACGCATTTGCGTAACTACATCAGCAATTTCATTATATGGCAATGAACCAATAGTTTGTGCAGCATGGTATGGCTGAATAGCATCTTCCGATTGCAACATTGGAGTGCCTTCAAGATTCTTTAGGCTGCTAGGTTCAAGATGTTCAAGTGCGTGCTCTGGAACTTCTGTATTACGCATAGTAGCAAAACCTGCTTGGCTACCAAATTTCTCACGAAGTACTTTTTCAATAAGAGCCTTGCCGTTAAAATCTCCACCTAAGCCATACTTGTACATAGTTGCTGCATAGATGTTACGAAGAATAACTACTTGCTCATCAGCAGATGATTCAAGGAACTTAGTTGTCATAAACTCAGCCATGTCACGTGGTAACAATTGACGAGCAGCAAGTGTAAAGTTTTGTGCTGTCTCAGCAGCACGCTCTCCAATACGGATTTCTAATCCTGCTGGAGAACGGGCAGCCCACTGCCCAAATCGCTTAAGACCTTTAATTTCTTTTGCTGCTTCATTAATAATACTCATGTCTGGATTAGGGTTCATAAACCCATCAATAGTTTCTCCAGTTTTAATAAGTGCTGAATGAATCTCATCACCTTTAGACTGTAACTCTTCTACACTTCTACCGCTACTCTTAAGGCGACCAACAGTCTTTGAAGTTGTAGAATTAAATACACTATCAAGATAAGCAGATAATCCATCTGCCATATTGCGATGTGTCTTAGCAACGGCTACGCCATTACGCTTGTAAGTTACACCTTCAACACGACCAGATAACATAAGGTGTGTGTTGTCAGCCTGTTCAAAAAACTTTTGCGCAGATACAGCATTATAAACTTTATTGTCTGCATGAGCCAATATATTAATAGTGTCACGATTAGCATAGCCTGGGAAATTACGGGCTATGTTTTCATAAGCCAATGTTTTTTCTGCAGCATTAGGTGCTTCAGCATATGCTTTAATTGCTGGACCAAGTTGTTTTTCCCATAGTAAATTAACACGTGGGTTCTGCATTACTCTAGCAACACCACCAGCAAGGTCACCATTAGTAGCAGCCTGTTCAATACTTTTTGCTAAACGCTCTCCAAGATTTGCAGCCTTTGTGCTGCCACCTGTCATCCAAGTTAATGGGTCAATTGCAATTTGATATATAGCATCAATTGTTCCTGAAATCCATTTATTGCCACTGCTGAGTTCAGTGCCATGAAGACCGCCACTTGTAAGTGGCTTGTCATCTAACATGCGTTCAATGTCACGACCAGGTGAAACCTGTGCATACTTAGTTGCATCTAAAATATTACGGAAATTCTTAGGGTCGTTGTAAGCCTTTTGAATAGACTCAAGAATACCTTTATCAGTTTTACCATATGACTGAACAATTTCTCCAGGAGTTTTACCTGCAAGAATTCCCTTTGCAACAAACACATCATTAGCGCCGTATACTTCTGTTACTTTATCAAGTGCACCATTGTCATATACACTTCTACCATCCCAAGCATCTTTCCAAACAGCCATTGAGAATGGGTCTTCACCTTGTGCAGCCTGACGTGCAACCAAGTAAGGTGTGTTAATAGCGCGGCTATAGCCGCCAGCCAATTTAAATAATCCAACAATAGGACTAACGGCAATAGTGCCAATACCCTTAAGTACACCAAATGCACGGTCACCAAAGTCTGGAGCCTTTTGTGCATACTGAGCATCTTTGTACATAAACTGAAGTTGCTTCTGAATACCTGGGTCTAACTTGTCATAAGTAGAACGTGCCTTTTCTTCAGGCATAGCCAAAAGAGCACGGTGTTGTTTAATAGTATAACTCATTTGTTCTACTTGAGTTATTTCATTAGTACTTAAGTTAGCCTGTTTTGCAGCAGAATAAAGATTAGGTGATGCCTCAGCGACAACTGGATTAATCTTCTGCATTAGTAACTGCTATCAGTTAAAGTTCTATAAATTAATTCTGCATCTCCTGATGGGTCAAACTGTGTTAAATGCTTTATTGTATCAATAAGAGAAGGAGCACGATTAGGAAGTCCACGCATTGCTTCTACTCCTGGTCCTTCACCATAATTAATGCCAGCAGTAATAGGTTCATTTGGACGTGTAGTAGGCATATCAAGTGATGTCAACTCTGGTATTGGCATTGGATTACCAGCCATAGGAGCACCTGCTTGTTGTTCATTAATGGATTTATTTTCTCCGTATGCCATACCTGAGTAACGTTGTTGTGGTTGTGTCATACCTTCTGTTGCTCCACCATCTGTGCGCTGTGAAAGCGCGCCAGGACCTGATACTGGTGCAGGATTACTTGGCTGACGATATCCGCCTTTTGCCATTAGTCGTCCTCCTCATCTTCTAAATGATTTCGTACATCTTGTATTGTTGGTGCTTTTTGCAACCAATCAGGAAATGACTCTTTGGCTGATAATAACCATAAAGCATTATCATTAGTAAAACCTGCTTTACGTAATGATTTAAAAAATTCATGTAGTTCAATTGCATACTGGTCTAACTTAGAGTAATTTTCATCAGCAACAGTTTTTGTTTTAATAGGTTGTCTCTTACGTGATGCCATTATGACTCCTATACTTTACGTTGTTGACTTAAACGCGCTGATGCGCCAGTTACTCCAGTGCTGCTTATACGACTAAGTAATGTTTGCAACTCTGGTCGTTGTTGTTGTATTGACGCTGCAGGGGAAGCGCCTCCTGCTGGTGCTTCGGCAGGAGCAGAGGGGACAGGTTGCTCAGACTGTTCTTGTGCACCAACAGGAGGATTCTCGGGTGTAAACACTTCCTCAACTGCTTCTTCAATAGTCTTACCCATTTTACGCATTGAAATAACTTTTGATATTTTGCGTACCATTTCGGTAGGATTTTGTCCCTGAAGTGCCATCTGTGGAATTGCTTGTGACATAGCAGCAATAGAACCTACAAGCGCATCGCGCATCTTTTCAATTTCAATCTTCTCTTGTTCAAGAGTTACATTGACACCAAACGGTAGTTCACGCATAGCCATATCCTTGGAGATTAATCCCCCTCCAAGTGCCTGCAACATAAAGATAAGACCTTGCGCTGGGTTTAAACCAGCAAGCATTCCATATCTTACATCTGCAGAATAATCATTTTTAATATCTTTACTTGGTGTATAGGTTACCTGGAATGGTGAACCAGCATCAACACCACGAATAGTTTTCTTTTCATCATAAATCTTTTCGTCAATCTCAAAACATAATGAGATAACTTGACGTAATGCAACTTGGAAGATTGCTTGAGCAGATTTAATCTGTGTATCAAATGCGCCTAGTAGTGCTTGTACACCCTGTCCAGTGACAACACTTGCATTCATATTTCCAGTACGAGACTCTGGATAACGTGCTCCCACACGGAGTTCATCATTAAGTAATGATTGCTCAGTAAATGCACCTTGTGGAAGTGATAGTTCAACACGACGTACACCTGCTGGGTTGGCTGTACGAATAACAGCATCTCCACCAAGTTGTAGTTCTTGAACATCTTGCGGTAGAACAATTGGTGCCTGTACTGACTTCTCTGCTGCTTCCATTGCAAGTAATGCAAATCTGTTACGGAGCAACTGAATACCAAGCACATCATCAAACTGTCCACGTAATTCGCCATCCACTCCTGGGCGGCGAGCAATAACAACATTCATCTTTCCAAGCGGGTTAGCCGCTTGTGATAACAACATGTTATTACGTGATGGTAAATACAATACAGACTGGTCTTCGTCATAGTAGCGAATCATCTCTACCATGCCATTGAGTTCCTGCTTGTATCCCATTGCACCCAACAAAGCACGTTCGTGCTCAGGGAACTGTGCAACCAGTTCTCCTAGTGTCATTGAGTAGCGTTTTGCAAAAGCAACACATCGTCCATAGCGGTCAAACTCTGGGTAAGCCCCAATAGGATTTTCTAATCGGATACGTGGTAGTTTTGCTTCATCATCCAGTTCAATTATGAACGGGAGGAATCCATAGGTAATGTACATGTCAGCGCCATTGTACATTTGTACCTGTAAGTCAGAGTGAAGAAAGTAATTGTTAGCAATACGAGTACGGTTGTCCGCAAAGGTACGAGCCTTTTCATTTTGCTGATTGGCTGCAGAGCAGTTAACCGCAGGAAGCGGTGCCATAACTTCAGCAAGGTCGCGTGCAACAATATCAATAAAGTTTGCTACTACGTTTTGGTCAATACCATCTGGAAAGAAGTTAGGATAAACTTGGCTAATCTTGCCCTGTCGTACCATCTGCACGTCACCATTACGCTGGTCACGTCCATGGGCGCGATAGCGCAACGTTTGTACACGTGCACCAATCTGGTCCATACTTAGCATCTAGTAATCCTTATCCGTAAGTTTCTTGCCATTGCTCTGCAAAGGCTTCATCTAAATTAATTGCGAACCTATTATCCATCTGTGCTCTAGTAGCCCAGCGATTGCTGGCATACATAGAAGTCTTGCTACCTGCTTGCATAAGTTCACGGATACGGATAACCGCAAACCATAAAGCCATAACGCAGTCAGTCTTACCTCTAGTCTCAGGCTTCCATGTTAGTAGTTGCTGAGTAAGAGCCTTAATACCTTCAGAGCCATCTGATGATGGCAGTTCTATAATGTTGTTCTTTTGGAACTTTTCGTCACGGACTGTGCCAAAGAGGTTAGACATTGACGCAACACCAAAGGAAGTATCCCATTTGTTCTTGCCTGTAAAGTGAGCATCAAGCCGTACGCCGTATGCAGCAAGCCATGTTCGTAAGTCGTCATCAAGTGAGTAGGCTTTTTGGTGAGCGTTGATTTCAACTCTAAACTCTTGTGGTTTGTATCTAAGTGTGAGTTCTTCAATTGTTGCCCTAATCTTTTGTGGAGTAGGTTCACTCATGTTAATACATTCAACTACGTAAATTCTACCGTCTGCACGGTTATACGTTGCCACAACAAAAGCAGCGTTACCCGCCATAGCAGGGTCAAAGCCAATTACAGTGTGTCCTTCCACTTGTGGAGGATGTCCAGCAGAGCCAGCCTTTAATGGACCTCGCTTCCGCATCCCATTAGTTGACCCTTGCACCAGCATTGGTGGGAAGATTGAATCTTCTTGGATGTCTTCTTGTTGATAGACAAGTGCCCATGTTGAGGGAGTGACTTCGCTACGACGCTTAAATAAGGCTGCACCGTCCCACTTAGGGAAGTAGCCGTTTTCTTGCGGGGTATCTGAATCTCCATCCCACGGTACATCTGACTCTTTCCAAAGCGTGACCCACTCTTCAGGCTTATCTTTATATTCAAGGACGGCAGGCATGCCCATATATGTGAAAGGCGTTTTGCCACCAGACCAGTGCTTTGGATTACGAAGTTCTTTATATAAATCATTTGCTGCAATTCGGGTCCCCACCACTAACAACTTACCGTTTTTACCCAAACGGGTAATAACTTCTTTCTGTAGCCAGTCCATCTGCTTCTCCCACTCATGGGCATTAGCAGTAGTAATACAGTCATCAAGAATAATCAAGTCGGCGCGTGCACCGTAAATCTGACCACCCATACCCAGTGCCTGAAGGGTTGGGTCTTTCTCACTAGAGTTACGCGCATCGCCCCCAAGGTAGACAGTATCGGTTCGCCAAGTATCAGCGTCACCTTTCCAGCCGCCCTCTGGACCGAAAGCGGTCTGCAGTTTGAGCCAGCGTGGGTGGGACAGTCGTTGCTTAATAGCGTATACGAACTCACGAGCCTTATTCAATGTCTTAGAAACCACGATGATGCGGATATTAGGATTGAGGGCAATGCGGTAAGTTGAGTAGTTCACCGTAATGACGGTGGACTTAGCGTGCTCAGGTGGCACGTTCACCAGCAGACGGTTTCCCTCACCAGGTTCATATATCATGGACTCATGTAGCCACGAAGGTTGGTTACCCTCAAGTAGGTCTACCCAGTCTTGGTGATGCGGAAAGACCGTCTGGTCTAAAAATGCTTTTGAAAAATCAGCAAAGGGGATAGACTCCTTCTCAACGCCCATGGCGGTGAAGGATTGTTTCTGTCCCTCTTCTTTAGCCTCTTCCAAGGCTCGCGCAAACTCGGTGTCCCGCGCCATCCATGCTCGGATGGTATCTGCTTTCTTGTTTTCTTTACCCATTGCGGCTGGGATGGAGATACCCGCCCTCACGCTTTCAAGTACATTAGCCTTTGCTTGGGCTAGCCCCTTGGCGAGGTGGTGCTCATCTCCACTTTTAAATCCAGCCATTATTGTCCCATCCTGTAGGTATAGTATCCCCGCCTATAACAGACAGTTTGTACAGTATATTGTAACAGAGTGAGTAAGGCTCTAAAAAGACTTACGAACTATTTTACTCTCTATATATACTTAACCTGTCCAAACAGCCTAAACGGACTCTTTTGTACAAAATTATTTATTACTTAATAGAAACAGTTAAGTAATACCCCTTGTCACTATACTGACAGAATATTTTATAGATAGATACAATACATTATACTGACGGTAATTAACATATCTGGGGTCATAGACCCACAGATAGTTAATAGACTGCGTCTCAGTCTGTACAGTGTGGTGTGTCTGTAGGTAGACAATCTACCCCCGAACAAGCAGGGGGGGCATGTACTGTCTACCTTAATAAAAAAACACAGGCTAACCTGTAGTCATATGCTATCTGGTTACCCCACTAGAGTTGGAGAAGTATCTCCAAACCTCTCAGCCTGCCAAGGGTGTTTCACCCTCTGACCTACCACCGCAGATGAATGGTCGTAATCTGTCCGATGATTTGTGGCAAAGGCGACGCGCCTGCTTTGTCGCCTTCACCTATCAAATCATGGGGCAGACCAGCCAGTGATACAATTCCTTAGAATTGATATCCCTGTCTTTTACTTATCACCCCTTTGAGTGTATCTTCATCAGCAGAATATCAAGCGTGCT